GTAAGCCCAAGGATCAACTCAAAGAGTTCAGTGCTAACGGCAAGCCCGCGGCCAAGAAATGGTTCAAAAGTGTCAAAAGTGTGGAGACTAAACTCAACGGACGCATTAGCGCAGATATCATCCTCCTAAAAGCCTACAAGTAAAACTGATAACCTAAACCCAATCTCCCGATAAATATAATATCGGGAGATTTTTTATGGGTATCAAAGACGATGTAATCAAGGACATTGAACTAAGACTAGGCGGCGGCATGGTTGATGTCGAACTAGATCACGACCATTATAACTTGGCCTTAAATCAAGCATTGAGAAAATACAAGTCTCGTAGCAGCCGCGGCGTTGCCGAAAAGTTTATTCCCTTAGATATCGAACAAGAAAAACAAGTTTATCAACTGCCACAGAATGTTCAAGTAGTTAGAGATGTAATACTGCGTCAAACAGGTACAGCAGGAACTAGCGGGACAGGCGTTGATTTTGAACCTTTCAACACCATGTACTTGAATAATATGTTGTTGCAAAACGCCACAAACTTTGCCGGTTTATTAAACTATGAACTTTATGCGGATCGCAGAGAGTTATTGGCTCGTATGTTTGGCGGCTATGTGACATTCACTTTCAATCAAAACGATAAGAGTATCATGTTACATCGTAAGTTCCGTATGAATGATACAGTATATGTATGGTGCTGGGTTGAACGCGATGATGAAGATTTGCTAATGGATCCTTATGCCACAACATGGTTGCGCGACTATGCCTTTGCCAAAGCCAAGTTTATGTTAGGAGAAGCTCGTAGTAAGTTTGCTACCATAGCTGGCCCGCAAGGCGGCACTAGCTTGAACGGCGATAACCTAAAAAGTGAAGCACAAGCCGAAATCGAAAAGCTAGATGAAGATCTTAAGAACTATGTCGATGGTGGCGGATACGGAGGATTCATCATTGGATGATTTAGAAAAATTACGCAAGTTGGCTGGCATAGATGAAGCCAAGTCAGATGGTGCTCAAAGTCCAGTAAGCGGTGCCATTGGTTCTGAAAAAGCCGAGTATATGCGTAAAAATAATATTCGTCCTGGCACAGACGAATGGTTTAAGCTTTGGTTTAGCCGTCCTATGCTAACAGGCGAAAAACCCATGTCTAAAAAATAAAAAGTATTGACAAACAGATAGTACGAAATATATACTACTGCAATGCTTAACATATATGTTGACATGGATGATGTTGTAGCTGATTTTTCATCAGCTGCCAGAACAATCGTCGGACACTGGGATAAAAACAGTGAGCGCATACCCGATGCTCAATGGAATCAACTAAAACAGTATCAGCGTCTTTATCGTAGTTTGCCTCTTCGAATCGGTGCCAAAGAATTAATGTCTTGGTTAATATCGTACTGTAAACGGAATCCCGGTATTGGATTATATTTTCTAACAGCAGTTCCCAGAGATAACGATGTGCCCTGGGCCTTCAATGATAAATTATGGTGGGCTAATGAACATTTCCCAGATGTTCCGGTATTTTTCGGTCCTTATAGTCGAGAAAAACATCAACGCTGTCGTCCTGGCGATATCTTAATTGATGACAGAATTAGTAATTGTGAAGAATGGCGTGCCGCCGGCGGCATTGCATATCAATACACTGAATGGCCAGAATGTAAGCAATGGCTAGAGGAAACACTTAAATGATTATCGGCGTATGCGGTTTTATTGGTTCAGGCAAAGACACTATTGCTGACTACCTAGTTAACTTACACGAGTTTCGTAGGGAAAGTTTTGCCAACACACTTAAAGATGCTGTAGCAGCAGTGTTTGGATGGGATCGCACTCTACTAGAAGGAAGAACAAAAGAAGCCCGTGCTTGGCGAGAACAAGTCGACACATGGTGGGCTAGTAGACTAAACATTCCGCATTTAACTCCTCGTTGGGTCTTGCAGTATTGGGGCACAGATGTACTGCGTAATCATTTTCATGATGACATCTGGATTGCCAGTGTTGAAAATAAACTGCGTAAAACTCATGACAACATTGTTATTAGTGATTGCAGATTTCCTAACGAAATTGCTGCCATACGCAGACAATCGGGAACAGTAGTATGGGTTCGTCGAGGCCCGTTGCCCAGCTGGTACGACTTTGCCGTACAAGCAAATCAAGGCGATTTACATGCTAGAGAATATCTTATAGAAAATAATATTCACCCTAGTGAAACCGCTTGGATAGGTACAGAGTTTGATTGCATTATTAACAACGACAATTCCCTAGATAATCTATATTTTCAAGTCCAACACCTGGTGCAACCAGAATCAGTGATTTCGTGATTTTCGCTAAATAGCCGGTTTTCTCAGCATTCTTATAAATATACATAAGAATTAGGAGAAATACTATGGCAACTCTAACTTCACCAGGTGTAGGAATTAGCATCACTGATGAAAGTCAATATGCCGGCTCAACTGCCGGAACAATACCTTTAATTGTGTTAGCTACACAAACTAACAAGCCAAATGTTAGTAGAACTAGTTATGCACCAGGTACTACACCGGCAAATGCCAACAAATTAACACTATTAACTAGCCAACGCGAACTAGTTGAAAAATTCGGTAGTCCACAATTCAAAGTAATCAATGGTACACCTGTACATGGTGACGAAACCAATGAATACGGTTTAATGGCTGCTTATAGTTATCTAGGACTTGCCAATCGTGTTTATGTTTTAAGAGCAGACATTGATTTAGGTCAGTTAGAACCACAGATTACAAATCCAGCAAGCGAGCCTGCCAATGGCACTTATTGGTTTGATACTGGTTTAACCAGTTTTGGTATTTTCGAAGCCGCAGCAACAGGCACAACTGCTTGGGATCCTAAAACTGTTACAGTTATCGAAGATCCAGCAGATACTGTTTCCGGCGCTGGCGTAGTTCCTTTAAATGCAATTGGTTCAGATGGCGACTATGCTGTAGTTGCTACATCATCTGTAAGTTCTTATCAAGTATACAAAAAAATCAGTGGTAGTTGGACTGCATGTACTAATGCCGCATTAAGCAAAACAGTATTTGCTAGCCCACATTACACTATACCTAGCGCAACCGCAGTAGGTGATGTTTGGGTTAAAACAACAAATCCTAATAAAGGTCTTAAGGTTGTAGTCAAGCGTTATGCCACAGCAAATCTTCCTACAATGAGCCCATGGGTAATTGAAAATGTTCCAGTATATCCAAGCAGTTCGGCTGCTACATCTGGTTATGGTTCTGCATTAGCACCAGGAAAAATTTATGCTCAAGTGGCAGCAGGTTCTGCCAATATTCAGTTGTTCATTTACGATGGATCCTCATGGGTAGCATTAGGCGAAGAGCCAGGCACAACAGCTCCAACTAGCACTCCATTGAACGGTGCATTATGGTACAATCCATCATTAGTTGTTGACTTATACAAGAAAACTGGCAGCAAGTGGGTGCCAGTAAGTGGAACTGTTACAATTGACAGCACTGCTCCAAGTTCTCCTGTTGCAGGCGATGTTTGGATTGATAGCGGAGACTTAGAAAATTATCCTGTAATATACGAACATGATGGCGTTACATGGATCAAGCGTGACAATGCAGATCAAACTACACCTAACGGAGTAGTGTTTGCTGATTTGACAGATGTTGCAGCTGATACTTCCAATGGTGGCGGAGCTACATTAGTTAATGCTAATGCTCCTGATCCAGGTTTATACCCAGTCGGTATGTTCTGCTGGAACTCAATGGTCAGCACCGGTAATGTAAAACGCTATGACGCTACAACAGGTCTTTGGGAAACATATAGTGGCCTACAAGATGACGGTAGTCCTTATATGCTAAGAAAGGCTCAGCGTCGTGCTATTTCTCGTGCAATGCAAGCCGCAGTTAATTCAAACACACAAATAAGAGAAGAAGTAAACTTCTTTACTTTACTATGTGCTCCTGGCTATCCAGAATTGCTAGATGAGTTTATATCTTTAAATACAGATCGCAAACAGACAGCATTCATTATTGTTGACACACCAATGAGACTTGATCCAGCAGGACAAAATTTAATCAACTGGATGACAGGTCAGGGCAAAGATGTTGACGGTAACTATGGTATAACAACAGCTACTTCAACTGCTGCTGCTTACTATCCTAGTTTATTGACTAGCGATTTGTCCGGCAACGATGTTGTAGTACCTGCTAGCCATGCTGTATTACGCACATTTGCTTATAACGACCAAGTTGCTTATCCATGGTTCGCTCCAGCTGGTCTACAACGCGGTGTAGTTACAAATGCGTCTAACACTGGTTATATTAACAGCGAAGGCGATTTTGTACCATTGGCACTTACCACTGGCCAGCGCGATGTATTGTACGGAGATGGCAACAGAGTTGGTATTAATCCAATTACTCGTTTCCCAGGCCAAGGAATATATGTATTCGGCCAGCGTACACTACAAGGATTCGCTAGCGCATTAGATCGCGTAAATGTATCAAGACTAGTAGCATATTTGCGTGAACGATTTGATGTACTTGCTCGTCCGTTCATATTTGAACCTAACGATCAAATTACACGAGCAAATGTCAAACAAGTATTCTCAGGATTCTTGGGAGACTTACTATCTAAGCGTGCTATCTATGATTTTATTGTTGTTTGCGACGAAACAAACAACACACCTGCCAAAATTGATTCGAATCAGTTATGGATTGATGTAGCCATTGAACCAACCAAGGCTGCTGAGTTCATTTACATTCCGATTCGTGTAGTCAATACCGGCGAGTTATCAGCATGATAAATATATAAGCCGAAGGAGAATAAGACATGGCAGATTTAACACAATTTGGAGTTCCAACTACTGGCGCCAATTCCATGGTCATGCCTAAACTTCAATACAGATTTAGAGTTTATGCTTATGATTTTGGAAGAAATAATGGTAATACTGTTGCCCTAACTCAAAATGTGGTTAGTGTAACAAGACCCAGTGTTACTCATGAAGAAATTACTTTAGATGCTTACAACAGCCGTGCCTACTTGGCTGGTAAGCACACATGGGAACCTGTTACTTTAACACTACGAGATGATATCAACGGAACAGTTACTAGACATGTAGCTAGTCAATTACAAAAGCAATTAAATCATGGTTTACAATCTGCTGCTTCTGCTGGTCGTGATTACAAATTCGGTTTAGTTATTGAGCAGTTAGATGGCAGTCAGCCTGGCGTTGTATTAGAATCTTGGAGTTTAAATGGTTGCTTTATTACTAACGCCAACTACGGCGAAAATAACTATGCAACCAGTGATGCAATGACCATCACTTTACAGATCCGTTATGATGCTGCTGACATTCATAGTGGTAGCGTT